CATGCTTTTACAAGGTGCAGACACAAGAATTGGTTTAAATGAAGCAGCAAATACTCTTCCTCCTGCTACTGTGGATGGTGGAGCTGGAAATGATGTTTTAGAAAGTCCTTCTACTCCATTAGATATAATACCAACAACATACACAACCGCTATGGACCTTATGGGTGTAGGAAAACCTTTATCTGGAGAAACTTTAGGTGGTAGAGTAATTCAAAATATGCAAGATAATGAAGATGGAACATTTAGTTTTGTATTAAATGACGGAGCCCTTGTAACTTATGATAATCAAGGAAATATTGTTTCTAATTCAGGTTTAGAAGCTTATCAATATGATGCAAACACAGACCTTGCTAGCCCTTTTATAATAAGAGATGATATTGATCTTTATGATGCTACTAGCGACACATTTGGCAACACTTCTATGGATGACATAGTAACATTTCTTAATTCACAAGGATTAAACTCAGTTGGTCAACAATTTAGAAATCAACAAGGAAGTTTTTCTAATGCTCAACAAATAGAAGATAGTTTTTTTAATCAAGATATGGCTAAAAGACGTGATTTTAGAAATCTTTTAAGAGATTTTGACTATGGCGGATATTTAAATAGTGCAGATTATCAAACAACTACAGGTCTTCAAGATGCAGCAGCAACAGATACCACAACAAATACAGGTCCTAATTATGAAGATATGTATGGAAATCTTGTAAACGAATATCAAAGATTATTAGATCAACAAAATCAACCCTCTAATCAAACAGGTTCTCAGAATATGAATGGCCTTATGGGTTTATTAAATCAATTTATGCAAAGCCGTAATTCACTACAAGGTGGTGGCCGTTACAATAATATGTATGGCACTATGTATGGCGGTGGAATGGGTTATGGTTCTCCTTATGGCAATCCTTTTAACTCAGGAATGGGTTATGGATATGGAATGAACCCATATGCAGGTGGAATTGGTTCTTTTTACGGTAATACAGGACTAGGATTCTCACCTTCTGGTTATAATTCAGGATATGGCTCAGGTTATGGCATGAATAACATGTTCTACGGTGGTTTTGGCGGTAATAACTACAATCAACAACAAATGGCTTACAATCCCTACTCATCTTTATACAATCAACTAAGTAATCCTCAAACATATGGTTATTCTGGAGATGTTTACACACCTGAGTATAATTCTTATTTAAATACTCAATATGAAGGCGATAGATACTCTCAAGGATATCAAGATTACCTTCAATCAAATAATCCAGGCGTATATAACAACCTGTTTGGCGGATCAGTCTAATGGCCAAGCAAACTGTAGCGGTATTAGATCAAAAAATTTCAGATCATGAAACGCTATGTTTGGAAAAATACGACAACATAAGACAAAGATTAATTAGGATAGAAACAATGATTATTGGCTCAACTATAAGTGTTATGGGATTATTGTTAAAATTGGTGTTATTTTAATGTCAGAAATGTTTTTACAAAATCTTGCAAGAGGACTTGGTTCTCTTTTAAATAAGGCAGCTCCTAGTTTTGCAATATCAGGTGTAACAACTCCATATTTAAGATCATCTCCTAATATGGATGTAACTAAAATAAATCCAAGAGATATGACAGCACAAAATGTAGGTGAAGCGTTAGATATGAATAATAGCCCTTCTAGAACACTTGATGATGTTCAAAATCAATTTGATTATGGACCTAGTGTGGTAAGACACCCAGGGTATTCTGGTTATGACATTACACAAATGATGATTGGTCAAGACCCTGAATTTATGTCAAGAATTTATTATGGACAAGAAGCTGATAGACAGGCGGGCGGAGGTACTGAAAACACTTTATCAGCTATGCAGTATATTATTGATAGAAATGAAGCACGAGAAGCAGAAAGATTTGCAAAATACGGCAATCCTGAGCCTGGTTCTAAATTTGCAAATCCAAACCTTAGAAACCAACAACCTACATATGTAGATAGACAAGATTACAGTCAACCTCAAATGACTGATGTGGATATTTTTGGATCTTTATTCTAATGCCTATTTCAAGAGCTCAAATGAATAAAGAAATATCTACTGGAGGAATAAAAAAGTATCGCTCTGGTGGTTTAGTAGGTTATAATGGAGAATCCTTAAAACCAGGGTCAAAATCTGGTAATATAGGATGTGGTGCAATAGCTCCAGGAAAACGAAAGTTTACTAAGATAGGATAATGACATGGCTACCAGTAATAGTAGAGATTTTGAATTAGACGTAGCAGAATACGTTGAAGAAGCCTTTGAAAGGTGCGGTCTACAATTACGAACTGGTTATGATTTAAAAACTGCTCAAAGAAGTTTAAATCTTATGTTAGCTGATTGGGCTAATAGAGGTCTTAATCAGTGGACAGTTGTTCAACACACAGAAACTCTTGTTAAAGGTCAAACAGACTATAGTTTACCGGAAGGTGCTATTGATGTTTTAGGTCTTGCCTACAGAACTATAAATAATGGATCAAATTCTGATATTATAATTCAACCTATAGGCAGAAATGAATATCTTCAAATTCCTGATAAATCAACAGAAGGTCAACCAAGTCAATATTTTATTGATAAACAAATTTCTCCAAAAATTCAAATATGGCCTACATCTAATAACAATAATGACAGTTTAGTGTTTAATTATTTAAGACGAATAGAAGATGCAGACTACGGGCCAAACACAATGCAAGTTCCTTTTAGGTTTTACCCTTGTTTAGCAGCTGGTCTTGCATATTATCTTTCTATTAAAAGAGCACCAGAAAGAACTATGCTGTTAAAACAAAGTTATGAAGAAGAATTTAAAAGAGCAGCTGATCAAGACGAAGTTCGTCAAAGTTATCAAGTTAGACCTTCTATGCGAAGCTATAGGAGACTTAGTTAATGGCTTATGCAAACGGAAGAAGAGCTTTAGGGCAATGCGATAGATGTGGACAAAGATATTTGCTAAGAGAATTGCATAATGAATGGAATGGTTTTAAAACATGCCCAGAATGTTGGGAACCTAAACAACCTCAGCTTGAAGTAAGGTTAAACTTTGCTGATCCACAAGCTTTGTATGAACCAAGACCTGATAAAGATGTACCTGCGGGCGATGGTTTAGTAAGAACGACAAAAGTAAATGCTTTTAACTCTTTAGTAGTAGATCCAATTGGAACAGCACTTGCATTTTCTGCTATTAATGGAAGCGTAGGAACAGTAACGGTGGTAACGACATGACATTAGCAGAATTAAAAACACTTATACAAAATTACACACAAAACACTGAAGCAAGTTTTGTTAGCACTCTAGATGATTTTATATTATCAGCAGAAGAAAGAATGTTAGAGTTAGTTCAAGTAAATGTATTTAGAAAAACTGCTACAGGTAATGTAACAACAGGAAATAGATTTTTAAAAGGACCCACAGACTATTTAGCGTCTTTTTCTTTAGCTGTAATAGATGCAAATGGTGATTATCATTATTTAGATAAAAAACATCCTTCTTTTATTCAAGAATATGACATAGACCCTGCTCAAGCAAATTTAAATGGTTTACCAAAATATTATGCAGATTTTGATGCAGGAAGTAATACAGCTGGTGAAGATAATACATTTTTAATTTCACCTACTCCTGATTCTAATTATTCTATGGAGTTAAATTATTTATATAGACCTCCGAGCCTTACAGTTAATACAAGTGGCACTTACTTGTCTGAAAATTCAAGAAATGCTATGCTGTATGGTGCTTTAATTGAAGCTTATATATTTATGAAGGGAGAACCTACCCTTTTAGCAGAATATGAAAAAAGGTTTATGGAAGAAATTTCTCGTCAGAAGAATTTATTTGAAGGTAGAGACAGACGAGATGAGTATCGTTTTGATAGTTTAAGAATAGAGGTAACATAATATGTTTACAGAAGAGATGGGAGCTAATATAAGCTCTGTAAAAGTGGTAACTACAAACAACACTGGATTAGGAGTAGATCATTGGGCTGATAGAGCAACTGATCATATTATTTCTGTATCCGCTGACGCTCCTCCTGCAATAAGAGAGCAGGCAGAAGCATTTAAAGAAAATGTAAGAAGTGTAATGACTTATTACATGAAACAAGCTATCTTATCTGAACGTACGACTATATGTGGTACATTGTCCTCACAAGGACACAATGATATAGCCGAAATTATAAGGAGAATATAAAATGGCAATAACTCAAGCAATGACCACTAGTTTTAAGGTTGAACTTTTACAAGGTGTTCATAACTTTTTTTCAGGATCTGGCGGCGGATCCGCAGGTACGGGAGCAACATTTAAAATTGCTCTTTACACATCATCTGCAACTATAAATGCAACTACAACAGCATTTACAACAACTAATGAAGCATCTGGAACTGCTTACACGTCTGGAGGGAATACGTTAACTAATGTAACGCCAACAAATCCATCAGGAACTACTGCTATTACAGATTTTGGAGATACAACTTGGAGTACTTCGACTATTACAGCTCGTGGTGCAATGATTTATAATTCTACACAATCTAATAAATCAGTAGCAATTCTTGATTTTGGTTCTGATAAATCATCAAGTGCTGGAGATTTTACAATACAATTTCCAACACCTGACGCAAGTAACGCTATAATTCGCATAGCTTAGTGGGGTAAACCTATATGGCTCGTATTGTTAAGGATCGTGTAAAAGACACTAGTACCACAACTGGCACAGGAACTATAACTCTTGCTAATTCACCACCTAATGGATTTCAGGCTTTTTCTGTTCTTGGCGATGGCTCTACAACTTTTTATTGTATAGAGGATGCTAATGGAACTGCTTTTGAAGTAGGAGTTGGAACTTACACAGGTAATACACTTGCTAGAACAACTATTTTAGAAAGTTCAAATAGTGATAATGCTATAAGTCTTACATCAGGAACTCATACTGCTTTTGTTACATATCCATCAAATCGCTCTACATTTAACGATGAAGGTCTTTCTCCTACCTTTACCGCTTCAGGTACGATCACAGCAGGTAAACCAGTTATACAGAATACAAATGGTACAGTTACGCAAGTTTTTGAGACTACTTCAGTAGATACATCACCAACAGTAAAACAAATAACAGACATGAATGGATCAGATACATCTACAGACCATGTTGCAACAGCCTATGAAGCCAGCTCTGAAAGATTTGTAATGTTTTATAGAGACACTTCAAACAGTAACTATCCAACAATAGTAGCTGGCTCTTGGTCTAGTGGAACTGTAACATGGGGAACACCTCATGTTGTTGAAAATACTGGGCTTGATAACGAGCCTTCTTTAACGGCTGGTGATGGATATGTAATTGCATCTTATGATGATGGAGGAGCTTGTAAGCTTAGAGTTTTCAGTATATCAGGCACATCATTTACACAAACTGCTGCTGCAAATATATCAGATAATCCCAGTGGAAATAAAGTAGCTTATGTTCCATCATCAGCATTTTCAGGTTCTCCTTACAGCCCAGTTTGCGGTGTAATTGCTCATGTATATTCTACTGCACCTGGTGGAGGATCAGCTACTACCTATGTTCAAAGTCATACATTAAATATATCTAACGGAACAATAGCTGGTAGTACATCAGAAGAAAGTTTTATGAGTACAAATGCTCATATGGATAGAGCAGATATAGTTGCTGATCCAGACAACGGAAAAGCTATTTATGCAACATTTGATGGATCGGATGGTGATGTTGGTAAAGCTTTTGTTATAGGCTTCGGTGGAACAGCAAGTAGCCCTACTGACACTGTTGGTACTGGTGTTGATTTCTCTGGATCAGATGATGCAGATTATGTTTCAGCTTGTTACGACACACAAAATAATAAAGTGTTTATTACTTGGAGAAATGATGATGGTTCTAATCCTCTGTGGAAAGGTACTATAGGCACAATCAATGCTGGATCAAACTCTATATCATATACAGGAACAGCAACAATTTGGGATGGTGCTGGAGGTATGTCTCAAGCTGATGTAGAAATGGACACAGTTAATAATAAGATTATGTTCTTTTACAGAGATGATGATAACAGTGATAGATTAACTTATAAAACGATAACAC